AAGTCATTAAAGGATTACCTTGCTGAGGAAGCGTATCTCCAGTCGGTTCGCTTTGTTGTTGCGCTAAAGCGTTATCATTAATAAAGTTACCTGTGTAATCAGGCACAAAATCGCCTGTAAAGTCTCTTACAAAATCACCAGTGTAATCTGTTCCTAAGAAATTGCCCTGATAGTCTCTTAAATAATTACCTATGAATGTTTTAGTAAATGTGCCAGTGTAACTTTCAATATAGTCACCAACATAGTTTCCTACATAATTAGTTTCATAGGTACCTGTATCAGAAATAAAATTACCACTAAAGTTACCAGTGAAGTCTCTTATAAAATCACCAGTATAATTTAATATTTCAATAAATGTTCCAGTATAGTTACCAATAAATGTTCCTGTAAAGTTGGTAAATCTTGTTACCTGACAGTTACGAGTATAGTTTCTTTCTGTGGCTGTATTTGTTGTATCACTCGCAGTCCCTTTTGCTACCCAAGTTCCGGGATCCGTAGGAGCACCTTGAATAGCAGTTCTTAGTTGATAAGCACCGATAGATGAATTATTTGCCGAAATAAGATGTCTTGCTCTTGCGCCAAATGATTCTTTTATCTGAGTATCTGTTAGTGATTGCAGTCCTTCATATGTTCCTGTTCGACCACCACTTCTTTTAATATGAAAAGGGCGAATCGTGTCAGGTGCAGACATCGAAGTTCTTTTATAAAGATTGTAGATGTTCACATCAGAGTCATCGTTTGCTCGTGTGTCTCTAAACGCTTCTTCTACAAGAGTATAACCACCTGCAGGTGTTGATGTTGCAAGTTTCATTGTTCCTGGATAATCAGAAGTGAATGCACGACTAAGCAGACGATTTGTAAGACCGCTCATGTCGTCAGAGTCATGTTCAATAAACTGTGTTTGACCATCATCTAAAATATATTTTATTGGACGACGATAATCCGCATTCGACTCATCTAAGATAGAATTCTTTTGATAAAGCGTTACAGTCTCTGTTGTAATGTCTTGAGCGGTAAATCCGTGCTGACCTAGAATTGCATTATAATAGGTATTTGAATGACTACCAATAGCGGTGCCGTTTGTAGCGTTTGTTGTGACTAGGGCATCTGGAATATTTGCACTATCAGCAAGATATAACCCCATTTGATACGCAAGATAATTTTCTTCTGTCGTTGAAGGAATTCTGAATGCTACATCACCTGAACCGTTGGAGTCTCGAATAAGAGGTTCATAAGCCATAATTTAACCTCTCTAATTCAGTTGAGTGCCATTTTCGTCGTAAATCTCTGGAATTGATGCATACAAGGCGTTAAGAGCATTGACAACACTTGTTCTTTCCGAGCCAACAAAGCCAGCGTCAAGGCTTGACAATGAGCCAATTCTTGAGTCATTGGCTGTAGCGTCAGAGTCAAGTAGTTCAATATCGGCTTGTAATGAGTTAATCGCTTGAACAAGATTTGACCTATCGTTAATACCTGCATCAAGATTACTTATATTGCCAATATTGTTGTCAATTTTAATCAGCGAATTACCAATGTTGTTGTTTGCAAGATTAGCATACACACCATCAGAGTCAATGTCGGTACCGATAGTTGTATGAAGTTCGTTTATCGCATCTGATAATGTAGTTGCAGTAGTGGCTAATACTTGAGCAGGTTCAACCTTTGTGTTGAGCGTATCAATCTCTACTTCTAGTTCTGAAATCGCACCACTCACTGTTGAAGCAGTAGTTCCCATTGCACCCGCAGTGATTGTCCCAAGTTCTGCATCAAGTTCGTTGATTGCTTCTTTAATTTGTGTTGCTGATGTTGTAAGACCAGCATCGCCTATCGAATCGTGAAGTTCAGCGATAGCGCCTGTGACTGTAGATGCTTTGGTGCCCATTGCTGAGTCGCCTTGAAGCGCATCAATCTCATTGATAGCTGCCACAGTATTTGATGTGGCTGTTGTAGTAAGAGTAGAGTGATTACCAAGTTCTGTTCTCAGTTCACGAATAGCGGCTGAGATGTTGGTAGCAGACAGACCTGTGAATGTCATATTACCGATATCAGTCTCGTGTTCGTTAATTGCTTCTTTTACTTGAGTCGCTGTTGTTGTAAGTGTAGCGTCACCCAAAGAGTCGTGTAATTCGTTGATAGCACCAACAACAGTTTGGTCAAGTGTTCCCATGCTTGAGTCAGCATAGATAGGACCTGAGAATGTTGCTTTGTCACCATCAAATGTTACTGCTGTGGTAGAACCAGACTTGACAATCAGATTAGAGCCTGATGCTGTCAAAGCACCGTATTGTGTGCCACCATCTTTTAGATAAACATTACCACCATCAGCATCGAGTGTAATGTTCGCTGTTGCATCAACGACCACACTGCCCGTTCTAATGATATTAGCATTACCGAGAGTAATAGAACCTGCTGTCGTGACATTAGCACCAGAGAATGTCAGAGCAGTTGTTGTGCCTGACTTAACAATCAAGTTACCTGAGGTATTAGTTAAAGCACCATATTGTGTGCCAGCATCTTTCAGAAGAACATCAGCACCGTCACCATCAAGAATGATATCACCACTCGCATCAAGTGTGATGTCACCAGTTGCATTGACATTGAAGTCTCCCGAAGTGACATCAAATTGATTTGCACCTGCTGTGATTTCGTATGTAGATGCATCAAAGACCGCTTCAATCTCATTGATAGCCGCTACGATGCTCTTCGCATCAGTCGTCAAGTCAGCCTTAGCATTACCACCACCTGCTCCATGCATGTCACTATCAAGTTCATGTAGTGCAGATACAATGTTATCAGCAGTAAAGTCAGCTAAGTCAGTTGCGACTAAGTTATTGGAAGTTCCACGAATCCCAAGTTCGAGTTCATTGATAGCACCGACAACATCAGAGTCTTGATTTGTTGTCAGTCGACCAGTTGCGCCCAAGTCAAAAGAAATATCGTTAATGTCCGATATTAAATCAGTAAATGTCGCGGTAATTATTGTTTTTGTCGGTGCATTTCTAGCCATTATAGTTTCTCTATAAGTTTGTTCAACAGTTCTTTAATCTCACCAACTTCATTCTTTAGTGTCTCGAACTCCGATTCTTTTTTCTTTCGCAGTTCTTTTGCTCTTCGGGCTCTTTCGATTTCATCTCTATTTATATTAACCACAGCCCCGGTATTTAAATCTCTTGCAAAACTACCACTGCCTTCTAATTTAACATATCTTTCATTCATTATGTTGCCAATGCGATTGCTCTCAAATCTTTAATTACAGGAATTTTACTTGAGTTTGTTGATTCGAAAACAAGTTTCAATTGATACTCTGTGAATGGGGTCAGAGTTCCTTCTGTTCCACCAATCAGATAATTATACTCAGAAAGATTCGCTTCGTCTGGAGCAACTGCAACTTCGCTTGCCTGTGAAGTCCATTCTTTATCTAGAATGTTCTCTTCACCAGTTGCGGTTCTGTAATACAGTGTGATGCTGGCTGCATTTGGTCTCAGAGCAGCCAGGATGACTTTAATACCAACAGCAGAGCCAGGAACAACTTGAACAGATGTTATATGTTTTGACATTGCAGAACCAAATCGTGCATCTGTCTCAGCAACATACGAAAGCGGAACATTGAATCCGTCTGCGGCGCCAACTGCTTGTCTGTCAATTCTATTTTCTTCTAGAATCAAAGACGCTCTTTGACCATCAATATATGGACTGACGTCCGGGTCACTTGTGTTCAAATTAATTTTAAACAATGCTGACTTACCACGAGTTGCTTCTACAGCAGGTGTCGCAATGATTCTTGGGAAATCAAATGTATTATCTTCTTTGATTTCAATATCATTGGTGTAATCTACTAGACCGTAACGAGTTTCTGTTCCGGCAAAAGAAGAGCCAGTCATAAGTCGTGCTTGATAATCAACGGTTGTATCTTCGGGCTGAAGTGCATCAAACATTGGATATAGAATATCATAGTTGAACTGACGAGACGAGGTAGCAGTTGTGCCACCAAAACGACCAGCAGATGTTGTAGCACTATCTGCTTCAAATCTAACACCAAAGCCATCAACAGCATCAATATCTCTTGTTCCCATAATGCTTGAGCCTAGGATGCCATTGTATCTTGTTGCGCTGTCAAGACCAGAAATCGTTACTGTGTCAGCCGATAGAATATCATCTGTGAAACCATGTCCAGGAAGAAGCATTGTAATAGTTGCATCTCCGCTATCAGCAAAGAACGGATCCCGCACTAATAATGAATTCTGAACAGGTCTGTTCTGGAAGACAGCATAACCGCCCGCAGTATCAAACTGTGCTTTATAAAGTCTGAAAGCCATATCCTTTGTTTGGTCAGGTGTCCATGTGGTACCATTCTGTGATTTAAACAAAGAACCCATAGAAGGCTGTCTATTAATGCGTCTCTCAGTTGAGCCTAGTTCAAATGCGTATGTTTCAGAAACATATGCTTCGTAGTTTGTTGTATCGGCTAACAGAACAATAGCATATTCTTCATCTGGATTCAAATAGATTGGCTCATCGAATTCAAATTGTGTTGGATTGGCAATAACAGACGCTTGAGTTGTTGCGCCTGTATTGTCTTGAACATCACTGGCGTTTACAAATACGACAGCACCAGGAACAATTTCTGAAGCAGAAGGCGAACCATTTACCATTGGACGGATTTGCATTTGAATAGGAACAACAGTTTCGCCATTACTATTCAAGAATGCATCAATCTTTGTGACAAAAATGCCATTACCTTCAGGTGTTCTGAATGATTGAGCAAGTGGGTCATGCCAAGTAACTTCGTTCCAGCGTCTTGTTCTGAACTCAACAATTCTTGTTGACTCAATAGTTTTTTGTCTTACATCAAGTTCACCCAGAGAATGATAGTTGGCAGTCGCACGAGATGTAGCGGCGTCATTCTGGTTTACACTGATATCAAGGAGTTTAAACTCACGAGTACCTGCTTTGAACTTCGTTGTTGGATTTGATGGCAAGAAGAAAGAACCAATAATCTCACCATCAGCATCAGAAACAAGATTTTCACTGCCTTCAGGATGTGATGTTGACAGTCTATATCGGTCACCATAACTTACGGCATCTGTGCCAATCGCGGCGTGACGGTCAAAAGTTGTTTCAGTTTTACAGAACGCAGAAACATCTCTTCCATCAAAGAACGGGAAGTATCGTGTATTCGGACGCAGACCTTTTACATTAAATGCAATTTTTCGTGAACGCATCCATGGCAAGAATGTTAAAGAGATTGTGCGGTCACCGATTTCTTCTCTTTTAGTCCATTCGCTTGCAATGATTCGTTGACTGAATGTAGCTGTGGTTGCTCTTCCGTTTCTTATTCTATTTTCAGCTATAACTAGACCTGTATTGTTAGTGCCGTTCCAGTTCCATGACTGTGTGCCTCTAAATGCGGAAACTCCTAGGAAAATATTAAATAGTCCGCCACTAAAGCCGAACACCGGAACTTGAGGAGCAGGATTTGTCCAAGCAAGTCTTTCTCCTGTCCGTCTTGATGCTGTTCCTCTTCTGAGTGTGCCTTCATTTATTGTTTCAATATTTCTCTCTTCAACGCCGTTATCAACGACTATTTCGGGAAGATAATTTGTTTCTACCCAAGTATCTGACGCTGGAGATAATACGAGATTACCTTCACCAATAATAACAGCAAATGGGTTTACATTTTCTGTTCCTGAAATAAGGTCTTGTTTGATAGCAACAGTTTCAGAATATTTCAGATAAACATTGTCACCCTTCAGAATAGTATTACCCAATACATCGGAATCATATACCATATCAATACTATGATTGATTGTGTTTGTAGATAGTGTCTGTCTTGATGGGTCAATAGCCGCACGATAGTCTCCTGCTAGTGTATCAGAGAATGTTCTATCTTGGAAATTATCAGCAAAGAAACCAGACTTTGTGCGAATATTACCAGAAACATCTTGAACCAACAAAGTTGATGTGTCAAGTTCAAGATATGTCAGTGTCAAATCTTCTTGAATTGCGTCAACACGCTCTTCAAGACGAGCAATGTCTTTCATCTGAAATCTTTTATGCTTCAGAGGTTTTGCTGATAAGTCAGAGTCGTTCAAGACATATGGAGGAAAATCAATATTAAACAGTGGAAGCGTTCCAAGAGGAACTGCTGGCAACTGTCTATTAAAGCCTGGTTGACCTTGAACAGTTTTAATCTCACCATCTGTGTTGACTACAATTCTGTCAGAGCGACCTAAGTAGTAATCAATATCTGCTTGAAACACATCACCAGTTGTTGGCAATTCATTGATAACTGCTCTACTTCCTGTGAACTCTCCAGCAGAGTCTACCGAAGACCTAAAGTCTATTACGTCACGCAGACTAACTTTTTGACCAGCGGCATTTACATAACTTGGAATCTTGTTATATGCAATCTGACCATTATATGATGTCATGTCAAAGAAGTCACCAACACCATGAGTAAAGTGCTTGAACCGAGTAAATACTGAGGCAGGAGGAGTCACGCCTGTTGAAAGAATATATCTGGCATTGTCATAAAAACCTGGACGCTGACCATCATCAATCGTAAAGTTAGATGACAAGTCTCTACCGTCAGAATCCGTCTCTTTAATAGAGATGACTTCAAATAAGTCGCTTCTGTGTAGGTCAACAAATACAGTTCCACCACCATCGCTCTCAACATGTGTCGAGAATGCGCGTTCGGTTAAGGTTTTTTGACGAGACTGTGCGCTGGTTTTATTGACTTTTGCATACACATTGACACTAGCACCAGATGGAAGACCAGTGATGTTGACACCAGAACCGATAGGTAAACCAGTAAGTGTTGTGCCAAAACCATCGATTACACCACCACTATCAGCGGCAGTGACAATCCATTGACTGGTGTTAGAAAAGTATTCACTGCCAGTCGTAGACAAAGTGAGTGTTGTGCCTGTTGCGGTACCAGTAAGTAATTGTTGGACCTCAAAGTCTACATCACTGATGTTCGATGGACGAATGTTTGTTAGAGGAAATAACAAAGTTCTGTTTGTTGGTTCATAAAGAACTGCAACACCACCTTCTGTAATAATGGCTGCAAAATTATCGTCATCGGTACCGATAGAGCGAACATCACGGAATGATTGTCCTGAAGTCATCTCAATGTCGAACAGATATACTTTATAGTTAGCGCCATCTTCTTCTACATAGCGAACACGAGCGGTACCGATAACACTGCCCGATGGATTCGTAGCAGATGTTGAAAGATTTTGTTGAGCATATGTTGCATTACCCAGATTACCTTCAAGAGTATCGACTTTTACATAGTTACCATAAGAGATACCAACAATATCGTTTTGTTGTGTTGTAGTTGTTCTAGGCTTTGGAATAGTTATGTTAGCGCCTTGCTCGGCGGCTGCTCTATAACCATTTACGAAAGCAACACCACCAGGAGGAACACGAGCGATGATATTCGCATCAACTGAACTATCAGTAACGAAGTCGAGTCTGAACTCTCTCGCAATGAAATTGCCATTTGTGTCACTGAGACTTTCCGCTACCAATTGTGCAGGTGCATCATAGCCGCTAGTTGATGTAACAGTCTCTACAATCTCACCATTAATAACATTACAGAAATACACAAAGTTTTCATCAGCAGCCAAATCCGCTTTGTCAATAAGAGTAAGACGAATGCGATATCTGTCAGCACCAGGACTTGCTCTGTTAGGAGTGGCACCTTGGTTGTCGAAGAGAGCCGCATTATCTGATGCGGTTACAACATCTTCTGTAATTCTAAAGCCAACTTCTTTTGTTGGTGTTGTTCCATATTTGTCTAGAATAATTGTTTGTGGTTCAGCAAATACAAAGTGACCACGAGCAAAGAAGTCGCCGCCAGCATTTGAAATCTCTGTGCCTTGACCTACATGAGGTGCTGTTGTTTGAACTCTAAGATTTACAGAGCCATTATCGATTGCTTCACCAGCAAGAAAGCGCACTGGTTCTGTGCCTGCTGTTCCTGCAGAAGTATCTGTATATTGAACATAAAGTGTTGCAGGGTCACTACCTTCGGCATCAACAACACGAATAACTCGTGCTTTAATTTCCGAGCCTCCAGTCGCTGTGAATACTGTTCCAACAATAGCACTCGTTGGAGTTTCACCAAGTGTTGTGTCAAGTTTTACATATTCGACATTGTTTCGAATTGTTGCACCGCCAGGATTTACTGACGCACCATCTCTAAAAACATTACGACCAAATTTCGAAATCTCTTCTTGAATGATGGTTTGCATCTGTGTAAGTTCACGAGCCTGCAACGCACGACCACTATTGAACAGAATGCGATGATAATGGTCGCTATCTCTCCAATCGTCCTTATAAGTGGTCGAAAAAGTATTTTCTGTAAATGCGTTAACCATCTAACTAGCCTTAAATTTGAATTACAATCTTGATGTCTTCGGTTTGGTCTGCGGAACGTGATACTGCCGCACGATTGTCGATGTAGAGAACTTCACCTGTGTATTTATAGACTTCAGCAGAGTCTACTGAATTGACTGTTCCTGAAATACCAGTGCCAGTAATCGCTGACAAATTAAATTCAGTAAATCCTGTGTCTTCGTCTTGGTGATACCAGATGTTAGCTGAGTCAATTTTATCTATATATGCACTAGCGCCAGTCGCAGATTGTGTAAATCTAACATCAACTTGGTCACCTGATAAACCAGTGATTCCTAGTTTGTTTAGTGCAGAACCCGTAGTAGCGGAAAACAGAGGACCATTTGCACTATCAGCCTTGCCATCAACATATGCTCTCATATTCTTAACAAGACCAATTTGACGGAAATCGTTACCAATAATCCAGTCACCATTACCTTCAGCACCTTCTGGTTTCACATTAAACATAATCGCGGTTGAGCGAAGGTCGTCTCTTGGGTCACCACCGAATCCGAGTGGTGTTGATAAAACAGGACGAAGTTTAGCAGGTTTTGATGGAGTGCCACCGCCGCTCAAGGTTACTTTTGCATAGTCATAGCCCGAACCAAGAGTGAATGCACCACTACTATCAATCAACTCAGCCTTTGTTACAACACCGCCTGAAATTGAAAGTGTCGCTTGCGCTTCACTACCATTGCCCGTAACACTTAATGTTGGTGCTGATGTATAGCCTGCACCTCCAGACTCAACAGTATAACCAATAATTTGACCAGGAACTGCCGCATTCTGAACAGCAAGTTGCTCAATGTCAGATGCTTGAGAGTTTGAATCTGTCAGACCCTGTAGTTTAACCGGAATATAGTTTGCGGCAATAAACTTATTAGCATCAATAGCACTAACAGAATACAAGAACTTCCAGATATAACCATCAGCAGTTGCGAATGGTGTGCCTGATGTGTTACCTGTTGGTTGAACTGTCGAAACAATGGCAACCCCTTCAGCGTTTGTTGCGTTTTCAATACAAATGTAAACCTGATTATTCTCGTTAATCACATAGTATGGCTGAGTAGGATAACCAACAAAGTTGTCTCTGTATGCACTATAGACAGCGCCGCTTGACCAATTGTAACGAGGCACAACGAAAGATAAATCAGCAATTGTTTTGATTGACTGAAGACCGTGTCTAAAGTCTCGTTCCTCACGCTGATGACTTAACTCCGTAGGTGCAACATCAGAATCGTTCCAGTCTTGAGAACGACCTACGCCGATATAATACTGTGTTCCAGTGCTGTCGAAGTCCGTGATAAGACTTTCAATAACTTGTTTTTTAATTCTGTTTGTAATAATTGCCATTTTCTTATCCGCCGGTTACACCGTTGTTGCCTAGAATAAACCATTTTGATTCTGATGAAACATATAATAACTGACAGCCTTTGCCTGATGGAATGTCAAGGAAACCACCATTTGAGTCAGCATCTTTTAAAATACCGCTTGTTGCACCATACAAATGCACACTTTGTGTTCCGACATTCATAATAGATTTGACTTCACCTGTGATAGCACCTGTCGCAATCGTGGGGTCAATCTGTGTAGATGTTGGATTGAAAATTGTCAGTGGGTCTGTCAAGTCGATTGCAGTTGTTGTAGTTACATCGGTCCCTTTTTCAAGCGCAATCTTGTTTTCAAAACTAATCGCACCAGTTCCCTTTGTCTTAATTTCAAGATTGACATTTGTGTCATCACCTGTAGCAGTAATGCTAGGACCAGCACCTGTTGCTGAGTTCGTGACTTCAATATAGTTTACAGCACTTGTTGCCTTGGTCAATTCAAGAATTTCAGCACCAGAACTATCAAGAAGTTTACCACCAAGTCTTGGTGTGTGTAGAACTGGAGAATTTAAAGTTTTGTTTTTAAGTGTTGCTACATGATTGTTAAAGACAAATGTATCATTACTTGCTAAAAGAGGTAATGTGATTGTTCTATTTGCTGCCAATTCTGATACAGCAAAAACATAATTGTGGTCAGCACTTGTATCTCGAATAGTTGGTGTAGTAAGAACAGGACTTAGAATTGTCTTATTAGTAAGTGTTTGTTCACACGAGTCTAGAATGAGCGTTCCTGAGTCGTCGGGTAGTATGATTACATTGTCTTGTGTAGGATTGTCAACACCAAGTCTTGTTTCAAAATCATTGTCCGTTGACCCTTCAAAAAGAATACCTTCGTCTCGTAGAAGAATTTTTTGAGAAAACGATGCACTGTCTCCGCCAATCGCAAAGAATAATTGTCCAAAGTTATTATTAATCTTACCAGCAGCCGTGCGAAGTGTATCGCCCGTCCCATCATTGGCGGTAGTGCCTTTATTGATAATTTCTCTAGTTGTCATCGTTTATCCTGTAATCTTTTATCTATTTATACGACTTTTATTATCAAGTTGCGTTTAAGTTTGACAAATATACATCTGAGTCTGCACTATAGTATGGATGTTTTTCTTGGTCCATAGTTTCGAATGCGAAGTTGTTTGACATGTCCATACCTTTGAACCCAACTGCGGCTGAATCTGTTGAGAAGTCTGAATCATCGAATGTTGGTGACGATGCGATTTGTGCTTCACGCAATGAACCATATTGATTATTAATCTCAGCAATAGTTCCGTAGTTATTAATTTTGTTTATATCAACAAGTTCTGGTCTAATTCTACTCAACATACCAGATGAATCGATTAAGTCATTCACCAGTGACGTATTGTCAGTAACAGCAAAGGTATCAAAGAATGCGGTATCTATAACCTGAACTGGAGGACTTACAGGCGGTAAAACTTCTGGTGCTACCATCAAATCGGTTGAGACAGATACAATTTGTAGTTGTGAGCCAAGATACATACCTGCTGGATGAGCAAATAGTTTATATTCTTCAATCCAGTCACTCAGAGGAAGTTCTGCTTTAATCTGAACAGCGAAAGTTTGATATAATTTATCATCAGTTAGAAATCGTTCAGAGTTAGAACCAATCACAGATAGTGGTGTATAGTTCTCAGAAATATACGCATCAAATCGAGTTCTTGCTCCATCGCTATCAAGACTACCATACTCTTCTACACCCTGGTCAAGCAAGGCTTCTTTTTCTACTGTGGCATAATCAGCGCCGCCGTTCAGTTTAAATACATTGTTCTTTGTGTATACAACATCAGGGTCAATGCTAAAGAAAGTTCGGAAGAACTGCTGAATAGAAAATTTGGTACCTTTTGAGCGATATAATATATTTGAAAACTTAGCGGCATCTCTTTTGTTAGCAAATCCCTCAAAGTATGACTGACCTAAAAGAAGTTCATCTTCAATGTAAGATAGTAGAGTTAGGTCGACTTGAGTAATGTCACGAGAATAGAAGAGGTCATTTACAAGACGAGACGGGGCATCATCTCCATCCTCAAAATGATAATACTCTTCAAGCAGTGACAGCAGTTTTGGATAATCTGTCGCAAAGAAGCCAGGAAGAATCTGGTCATGCTTATAGTCAGGAAAGGCGATGTCTCTCCTGTTTAAGTCTCTCAGAGTATCGTCTGTCTTATGGCT